AATCGTGAAAGAAGTACCTGTGATTTTAAATTCTACAGACCACGAAATAGTTTATGAAGGTGATAGAGATCAAGCAACAAGAATGATCATCTGGACTTTAAGGTTCACTGTCAAAGGATTTATATTCGGTAAACAGACAGCAACAAATCTCATTACTCATTCTATTTCTTCAATCTACAACTTGAATTCTACGAATGATGTTATCTCTTTCACAATGAACCCAGCGACAGGAGATGGATATTACGGAATAGGAGATACTGTCTACCAAGGTTATTCTTTTGGTACAGCCACAGCCACGGCAAAAGTTGTACAGTGGGTACCTTCTCTAAATATTTTAAGGCTCACAGATATAAAAGGTGATTTCAATTCAACATCTCCAATTGTTTCTGTTCAAACAAATGCAAGTTACACATATACATCGTATTCACCAACCGATGGCAAGTACGTACAAGTGGACGTTTCACCTGCAACATTCGACTTGAATACATATACCATGGACAGCAATGCTGGCGACATTACAATGGATCTAGATTCGGATAGATATCCAACATCAATAAGGGAATATAATTAAAATGGCTCAAGAAGTAATAGACACAGGAACACTACCAAATGATGGTAAAGGCGATACTTTAAGAGTAGCCGGCCAAAAGATAAACAACAATTTCACACAGTTGTTTAATTCGGGAACTGTCTCCGATAATACCGCTAGACAACGTGCGAATGCAGCCTTTGATACAGCAAATACAAAAGTTACAAAAACTGGTGATATTGTTACTGGTTCTTTGATTTTTAGAACAGATGCAAATAATACATATTGCAATACAAGAATAGGAAATATTTTTGACGCAAACGTAATTGAACTTTTTGCTGATCAGGAATATGAATGGGCTCAATTAAATTGGGCAAACACAAATTTCGTATTCGTTGACTATGAAGGTGTTATTGCTGCTACCGCAAACACTTCTGTTGAATTGAAAAACAGTTTTGAACAAGTTGTAATTGTAGCAAACACTAATAGTTGGGCATTTCAAAGTAATGGTAGAATAACACTATTCGATAGTGCAACAGCCGAAAGATCAACTTTTGCTCCAGGTTTCAGAAACACTGTGTTGGTTACTGACACAACATTTAATGCATCAAATACAAACGATGTTATATTTGGTGATACCTTTACGGCTAACGCAAACGTAAACGTAAATCTATCAGCAAACGCAGATGTTGGTAAAACATTCACAATTAAAAATATTGGTGAGAGTGCTTTTTTCGTAAGAGTAAATGGTACAGAAAGAGCTTATCCCTACATAGAAGATCCTAGTACAGGAACATTTGTTAATACAGTTCTCTTGGAAAATGTTGCAGGAGACGGTGGTCAATGTCACACATGGGTTTTTCAAGGTGGAGTTTATAGATCTATAACTTAAAATGAATACATTTGATAAAAATATGGAAAAAATATTTGATGTTACTCCCGTTGAAGTAACGGAAAGTAAACCTTTGGTTCCAACAAAAAACAATTCTGATGAATTGGATCTGAAGCAAGACCTTACAGATGCATACGAACAATCGAAAAGTAATCTTCAAGATATAATCGATCAAGGCAAAGATGCAATGGATGAAATCTTACAGATCGCAAAAGCAGGTCAACATCCTAGAGCATTTGAAGTTTATGGTACGTTATTGAAAAACATGGTAGAAGCCAATGACCGTCTATTGAAAATGCAAAAAGAGATGCGCGAGATGGACGGAAAAAAGAAAGATAACGGTGATACAAAAATTGACAAGGCCATTTTTGTTGGTTCTACCGCAGAACTGTCAAAAATACTAAAGAATAATGGACAATAAAGATTCTTACCGCGACAATCCATTACTGAAACGTGCTGGTGTACAATTAGAATACACACAAGAACAAGTTGATGAGTATATAAAGTGCGCTAAAGATCCAATATATTTTGCAAAAAATTATGTGAAGATCGTTAACGTTGATGAAGGTATCATTAACTTCAGAATGTGGCCGTTTCAGGAAGAAATGTTGAATCTGTTCAAAGATAACAGATTCGTAATCACAAAATGCCCTCGACAGGTTGGTAAAACCACCACAACAGTTGCATATTTGTTACACGCAACACTATTTCAAGACTCACAAAACGTTGCAGTTCTTGCAAACAAAGGTTCTTTGGCTAGAGATATTCTCGCAAAGTATCAACTGGCATATGAAAACTTACCAATGTGGTTGCAACAAGGTGTCATCACATGGAACAAAGGTAACGTTGAACTAGAAAACGGTTCAAAGATTATTGCTGCGTCCACATCATCCAGTGCTATCCGAGGTGGTGCATTTAACATTGTATTCTTGGACGAATTCGCTTTCGTTCCGCAAAATATTGCGACAGAGTTCTTCAACTCCGTTTATCCCGTTATCTCATCTGGTAAAAAGACAAAGATCATTATTGTTTCCACACCAAACGGCATGAATCTGTTCTATAAGTTGTGGATGGATTCGATCAACAAGAAGAACGATTATGTTCCGTTTGAGATTCACTGGTCGAACGTACCGGGAAGAGATGAAAAGTGGAAAGAAGAAACTATTCGAAACACTTCTTTACGCCAGTTCCAGCAGGAGTTTGAAACGGAGTTCTTGGGTTCATCCAACACACTGATTTCTGGTTACAAACTTCAGCAGTTGGTTTACGTAGACCCAATTGCTGATCACGACATGTTGAAAATCTATGAACATCCGATCAAAGAAATCAACGGACATCCAAAAGACAACCTGTATGCAATCGTAGTCGATGTGTCAGAAGGTAAAAACTTGGACAGTTCTGCGTTCTCTGTAATTGATATATCACAGACACCATATAAACAGGTTGCAACCTATAAGAGTTCTTCAATTTCACCAATTCTGTTCCCAACAGTCATCTACAACGCAGCAAAGTACTACAATGATGCATATGTTCTGGTAGAAATCAACAACAATCCACAGGTTGCAGACTCACTACATGCAGATTTCGAATACGAAAACTTGTGGAAAGTATTCACAGGCAATAAGAAACCACAACAACTGTCTGCCGGTTTTGCAAGAGGTGTGCAGATGGGCATTAAAATGTCGCCGCAAGTCAAGGCAATTGGTTGTTCAAACCTGAAAACTTTGATTGAAGGTGACAAACTATTAATTAATGATTTCGATACCTACTCCGAATTAACAACTTTTGTTCAACAAAACAATTCATTTAAGGCGGAAGATGGTGCAAATGATGACTTAGTTATGGGTCTAGTTATTTTTGCATGGTTAACAACACAAAAGTACTTTAAAGAAATTGTAAACCATGATGTTAGAAAACAAATTCAGTTGGAGAGCATGAACCAGGTAGATGAAGAGACTTTACCTGCGCCAATTATTGAAGATGGTCTAGAACACGACTTTGAAATAATGGGTGGAGATATATGGGAAGTTGCAAATGGAGGAGAAACATACGCAAACTTCATTCGAAAGACATTGAACGGTTTATAAAAACAGTCTTTCATAAATAACCATTATGGTATTCAACTGCCAAAAGAACAAATATTAATTCAAGGAGAATAAAATGGCATTTCAAATCTCTCCAGGCGTAAATGTTTCGGAAGTAGACTTAACAACAGTAGTCCCTTCCGTACTTACAACCGCCGGTGCTTTTGTTGGAACTTTTGATTGGGGTCCAGCACAAGAAATTATACTGACTGACAGTGAAGTCACTTTACTGAAAACTTTTGGCCAACCAAGTTCAAACTCTGCTGTATCATTCTTTTCAGCAGCAAACTTTTTGGCATATGGAAATAACTTAAGAGTTGTTCGCGCTGTCGGTGCAAATTGCAAAAATGCAACCGTTACGGCAGGTGCAGCTATTAGAGTAAACAACGAAAATATATTCCAAGAAAGCTACTTAAGCGCAAATACAAATACTTATGGTTCTTTCATGGCCAGATTTCCTGGTGCTTTAGGTAATTCTCTAAATGTTTCTGTTTGTTCAAGCAGCACACAATTTTCTACATGGGAACACAAATCACTTTTCACATCAGCACCAGGCACCTCTGATTATACTGACGCTCTAGGTGGAACCGATGATGAAATGCACGTTGTTGTTGTTGACGAAGATGGTCTGTTCACTGGTGTCAAAGGCACCGTACTAGAAACATTCCAATTTGTTTCAAAAGCATCAGACGCAAAAATTAATGGTCAATCAAACTACTACAAACAAGTAATTTTTGATACATCCAACTATGTGTATTCAGTTGCACCAGTAGACTTTGCAAATACTGTGTCAACATGGGGTACAACAGCTGCAAATAAAACATATGCCACTCCAGTAAACACATATCAGTCTCTTGGCGGTGGTAATGATGAGTTGCCAGCCACAGGCGATCTACAGACTGGATGGGACCTGTTTGGTAACAAAGACACAGTTGATGTTTCTTTAGTTGTAACTGGTGATGCAAGTACAACGGTTCAACAATATGTAATCGATAATGTTGTTAACGCTCGTAAAGATTGCGTTGCATTCATTTCTCCAGCACAAGGAGATGTTGTTAATGAAACTGATGCAACTGCAACAACCAACATCACCACATGGTTATCTTCACTGTCACGCTCTTCATCATATGTTGTGGCAGACTCTGGTTGGAAGTATCAGTTTGACAAGTATAACAACGTGTATCGTTGGATACCACTGAACGGTGATATTGCCGGTCTATGTGTATACACCGACAACGTAACAGATCCTTGGTTCTCTCCAGCAGGTTTCAACCGTGGTGCTATCAAGAACGTTATCAAACTGGCATGGAACCCACCAAAGACATACCGTGACACACTGTATGCAGCAGGCGTAAACCCAGTTGTTTCTTTCCCTGGTCAAGGAACCATTCTGTTTGGTGACAAGACACTGTTGAACAAGCCTTCCGCATTTGATCGTATCAATGTCCGCAGACTGTTCATTGTTCTGGAAAAGGCAATCTCTGAAGCGTCCAGATTCTCACTGTTTGAATTGAACGATGAATTCACAAGATCACAATTCGTAACTTTGATTACTCCATTCCTACGTGACGTTCAAGGTCGCCGCGGTATCGTTGATTTCAAGGTTGTTTGCGATGCTACAAATAATACACCACAAGTTGTTGATAACAATCAGTTTGTTGGTGATATTTACATTAAGCCTGCTCGTTCAATTAACTACATTCAATTGAATTTTGTTGCTGTAGCTACAGGTGTTGAATTCAACACTATTGTTGGTGCAGCTTAATAAATAAACAATAACGGGAGAAAAAAATGGCATTTAATGTAGCAGAATTCAGATCAAACATGATTGGTGACGGCGCACGTGCCAATCTGTTTTCTGTAGATATGGTTCTACCAAGCTATGCACTAGCTGCACAGGCTGCAACAAACAAAATCAGATTCATGGCCAAGTCAGCACAGTTACCCGGTTCCACAATCGGAACAGTACCTATGTTCTACTTTGGTCGTGAAATGAAGTTTGCCGGCAACAGATCATTTGCAGATTGGACAATCACCATTGTTAACGATGAAGATTTCTTAATCAGAAACTCAATGGAAAGTTGGATGAATGCAATCAACAATCACAGATCAAACACAAGATCCGGTCTTGCACTGAGAAGTGGTGCAGGCCCAGCATCAACAGTTGGTGGTTACACAACCGACGCCAATGTTGTGCAGTACGGCAAAACAGGAAGTTCCATAAAGAATTATAACTTTGTTGGTATCTTCCCAATTGACATATCTGCAATCGACTTGGACTGGGGTTCAAACGATGCTATCGAAGAATTTACGGTAACATTTGCTTATCAGTATTGGGAAACCAATTCAACACCACCATCCGAAGGACAAATTGGATAATGGTGTTTTAACTTGAATTAAACGGAAGGGCCTTTTGGCTCTTCCATTTATGTTTTATTGATTTTATTATTAAATTTAAAGAAATATGGCCGATACAAATAAATTTTCACTTTTCGGATTTACAATCTCGCGTGATAAAAAAGAGCAAGAGGACTTTGCTCAGCAATCGTTTGCGCCTCCGGCCGCGGATGATGGCGCATTAACTATTTCTTCAGCTGCATATTATGGTACATATGTTGACCTAGACGGTACTGCAAAAAATGAAGTAGAATTAATTTCTAGATACCGTGAAATGGCAATGCAACCAGAAATTGAATCTGCAATCGATGACATAGTTAATGAAGCCATTGTACAAGACGATGATGGTAAGATCATCAATATAGTTTTAGACAACCTAAAACAACCAGACAGAATCAAAAAAGCCTTAAAAGAAGAGTTCAATTTAATTCTTAAATTATTGGACTACAACAATATGGCTCACGATATGTTCCGTAGATATTATGTTGATGGTAGAATGTATTACCACATCATTATCGACAAAGAAAATCCTGCTGAAGGTATTAAAGAATTACGTTATATTGATCCACGTAAGTTACGCAAAGTTCGTGAGATCAAGAAACAAAAAGATGAGAGAACTGGTGCAGAGGTAATGGCAACAGTCAATGAATATTACCTTTACAATGACAAGGTTGTCACTGGAAGTTCTTCCAACTATGGACCAGTTGGTGTTAGAATCACGACAGACTCTGTTATCTCCGTAGTCTCAGGACTCATGGATTCGCGCCGTGCAGTTGTTTTGAGTTATCTGCACAAGGCAATTAAGCCTTTGAACCAACTGCGAATGATTGAAGATGCAACAGTTATCTACCGCATCTCAAGAGCACCAGAACGCCGTATCTTCTACATTGATGTAGGCAACTTACCAAAGTTAAAAGCGGAACAATATCTGCGTGATATCATGGTCAAATACAAAAACAAACTTGTATATGACGCAAACACCGGTGAAGTGCGTGATGACAGAAAGTTCTTATCCATGATGGAAGACTTCTGGTTACCACGTAGAGAAGGTGGCAAAGGTACAGAGATCACCACACTACCAGGCGGACAAAACCTGGGCGAACTGGAAGATGTGAAATACTTCCAGAAAAAACTATACGGTGCTTTGAGTGTTCCAGTTTCTAGACTGGAAACAAATCAAAGTTTCTCTTTAGGTCGTTCATCAGAAATTACACGTGATGAGATCAAGTTCTCCAAATTTGTTGCACGTATGCGTAACAAGTTTTCGGATGTTTTTGACCAGGCCATGCGCGTACAGTGTGTACTGAAAGGTATTTGTACCGCAGATGAATGGGATACGTTCAAAGAATATATCTATTTTGACTTTATTCAAGATAATAATTTCACAGAACTTAAAGAAGCTGAACTGATGAGAGATAGACTTTCTCTGTTACAGTCTGTGGATCCTTATACTGGTCGTTATTTCTCACAAAAATGGATTCAACAAAACGTGTTGCGTCTGACAGATGATCAGATTAAAGAAATGCAAGATCAAATCGATCTGGAAAAAGAACAAGGTTTAGGTTTACCAGTTGAGGTAACAAACTCTGTTGCACAGCAACAAATGTCTGGAGACATTCAGACTCAGCAACAGTTGCAAATGGCACAGGGTCAGGCTGAGATACAACAAGATATGGAAGCTCAACAACCTCAACAGCAAGCAACTAAACCCAATAATTCGAGCGACAAAAAGAAACAAACAAATTCTAGAGCCGACTTGAGTTTGGAAAATACCACATTCACTAAATTGAAGCGTATATTATAAGGAGATAGAAATGAGCGAAGTAACAAGAACCATAGTTGATTTTGCCGATGAAGGTGATGCAAAGAATATGCGTGATGCATTGTATTCTGCCATTCAAGACAAAGTGATGGCACATATTGATGCACACAAACAAAGTATTGCAAAAACATTAATTGCACCACAAGAGTCACAAGATTCGGAAGATGCCGTTGAAAACGCTTAAATACCTAAAATAATTTCAGGGATAAAAAATGGCTAACAAATATTCTTATCAAGTCCTAAAAGACGACACACAATTCGCAGTCATTAAACTGACAGCGGAATTTGATGGTACGGGACAAGAAAACAATACCGCAAGAATTGCTGCAAACACACTTTATGGTGCTCTAGCAACAAATGGTTATTTGGTTGCAAATTCTCAAGGTGGTGCAGCAAATACAACTCTATCATATTACGGTTTAACTGTTAATCGTATATGGTATGATACGTATACTGGAACAGGAGATGTTCAACTGTATTGGTCAAACACCGCGAGTGCATTAGCTAATGCAGGTGTACCAATAGTTTTCGTTCAAGGTAATGGTGAGTATGATGCGGGTGGCAATTGGATTACTATCAGAAATACCGATAAAACAGCGTTCAACAACGGAGACATTGGTATAGTAACAAGAGGTCAAGTCGCAAACTCAACTTACACTATCATTCTTGAACTACGTAAAGAAAACGAATACTACCAGCGCGGTCAGTTCAACGATCCTGCTGCATTCAACTACGGCGATTATTCGATCCGTCCATAAAAGGTAATAAAATGAAACTTATTAAAGAAATTACCGAGTCTGTAAATTATTTAACAGAAGAAAAAGATGGAAAGAAAACCCTTTTCATTGAGGGCCCTTTCCTCGTTTCTGAAAAAACAAATAAGAATGGACGCATGTATAAAGAAGAAACAATGCGTAAAGAAGTTTCACGTTATACAGAAGAATACATCAATAAAAATCGTGCCTTTGGTGAACTGGGACATCCAGATACACCTTCAATCAATCTCGACCGCGTTTCTCACTTAATCGTGGGTTTACGTCAAGAGGGAAATGATTGGATAGGCAAAGCTAAAATTCTTGAAACACCAATGGGCAACATTGCAAAGAATCTAATTGAGGGTGGAGCACAACTAGGTGTGTCATCTCGCGGTATGGGTTCTTTGAAAGCTGTCAATGGTATCAATATAGTTCAAGACGACTTTCATCTGGCCACAGCGGCAGATATTGTAGCAGATCCTTCTGCGCCTGGAGCTTTCGTTCAAGGCATTATGGAAGGTAAAGAATGGGTGTATGTTAACGGTATTTGGACTGAACAACATATCGAAGCTTCTCAGAAGTTAATTCAAAAAGCTTCTCGTAAAGATATCGAAAAAGTAAGTTTACAAATATTTGAAAACTTCATCAAAAAACTTTAATTATAAATATCCAATATAAAATCAAGGAGATTCTCAAAATGGGAAAATTTAATCTGACAGAAGCCGCTAAAGACATTTTGCAAGGCAACGTATCTGCAAAACACGGTGGCCAAGACGCACCACAAAAATTAAATCCTGCTGTTGCTTATGGCACAAAGGATGCTGGTGAAGTTGCTGGTGTTGCCGACAAGCAAGACGACGACAAACCAGATTATACAAAGGGCACACCAAGTGCTACACCTCCTGGTGCAACACCACCTGTTGGTGCACAACCTGGTGGCAAGTTATCTGGTCCAGCAGATTCAGAAGGTCGTAAAGACTTGGCGCATACTGTACAAGCTGACGCAACAGAATACGCTTCAATCCGTGACCGCGTTAAGGCTCGTTTAGCCGCACAAACAATGCAGTCAAATCCTGGCGCAGTATTCCATGCAGTTCCAGAAGAAACTGAAGTCGATTCAGAAGTCATTGCAGAAGCTGAAGCCGAAGAAAAAGGTCATGAAGACGAAGCTCAAGACAAAGCAATGATCAAGAAGATGATGAAGAAACAAAAAATGAAAGAAGACATGGACGCTGACGTTGATGCACTTCTTTCTGGTGAAAATCTCTCTGAAGAATTCAAAGAGAAAGCACAAACAATATTTGAAGCTGCCGTCATTTCACGTTCACATGCAATCGTGGAAGAAGTTGAAGAAGCTCTGTACGAAGAGTTCGAACTGGCTGTTGAAGAAGTCAAAGAAGAACTGGCAACTAAGCTAGACGACTACATCAACTACATGGCAGAAGAGTGGGTCAAAGAGAACCAACTGGCAATCGAAAAAGGTCTTCGTGCCGAAATCGTTGAAGATTTCATCCGTGGATTACATGACCTGTTCAAAGAACACTACATCGATATTCCTGAAGAAAAAGTGGATGTTGTCGAAGAACTGACAAACAAAGTTGAAGAACTTGAAGCCACAATCAACGAACAGATTGAATCTGCTGTTGAGATGAAGAAGGAATTGAACGAACACAAAAAGAATGAGGCTATACATGCAGTATGTGAGGGCCTAACGCAGACTCAAGTGGAAAAAATGAGACAACTCGCAGAGAGTGTTGATTTCACCACTGACGAAGAATTTGCAGACAAACTGGTTACATTGAGAGAATCATATTTCAATGCATCAGTTAAACCTGCGGTCAGTTCTGCTCTGAACGAAGCAGTGGAGATCGAGGAAGAGAAGAAGGAACAACCTTCTGCTGATCCAATGATCAACATTTATGCAAAAACAATCTCAAAAACATTGGCTAAATAAATAAAATTTACCAATATTAGAAACTCACAAGGAGAAATCAATGTTTCTATCTGAAGAATTACAAAAGAAATGGACACCTGTTCTGGAACACCCAGAATTAGAGAAAATCACAGATCCATACAAAAAGGCCGTTACTGCTGTAGTGTTAGAAAACCAACAGCAAGCAATGAAGGAATCTGCACAGCAGTTAAATGAAACAACATACTCAGCTACGCCAACAAACGTAACTGGTGGTGTTTCAAACTATGACCCAATCTTAATCAGCTTGGTTCGTCGTGCTCTGCCTAACCTGATTGCTTATGACGTTGCTGGCGTTCAGCCAATGACCGGTCCTACAGGACTGATCTTTGCAATGCGTGCTCGTTACGATGCACAGACAGGCAGCCCAAGCAATACAAACGAAGCCTTCTTCAACGAAGCCAACACCATCTTCTCTGGTGCTGGTTCTTCTACTAACCTGTACGGCTTCCGTGGTAACAACACAACAGACGTTAGAACAAACTCTGTTGCAGACTTCACCGCTAACAGTTACACAACTGGTATCGGCATGACAACATCACGTGCAGAAGGTCTGGGCGCAGACACTGACACAGGTATGTTCAACCAGATGGCATTCAGCATCGAGAAGGTAACTGTTACCGCTCAATCTCGTGCTCTGAAGGCTGAGTATTCTCTGGAACTGGCACAAGACCTGAAAGCAGTTCATGGTCTGGATGCTGAAACAGAACTGTCTAACATTCTGTCTACAGAGATTCTTGCTGAAATCAACCGTGAAGTTATCCGTACAATCTACACATGCGCTGTTGGCGGTGCTCAGTACGGCACAACAACCGCTGGTGTATTCGACTTAGACACTGACTCTAACGGCCGTTGGTCTGTTGAGCGTTTCAAGGGTCTGATCTTCCAAATCGAACGTGATGCTAACGTCATCGCTAAGCAGACTCGTCGTGGTAAGGGTAACGTTCTGATCGTTTCTTCAGACGTTGCTTCTGCTATGGCTATGGCTGGTGTTCTGCAATATACACCTGCTCTGCAAGCTGACCTGCAAGTTGACGACACAGGTAACACCTTCGCTGGTCTGTTACATGGTCGTATCAAGGTCTACATCGACCCATACTTCGGTGGATACACATCCAACCAAGAATTGGTCACAGTTGGTTATAAGGGTTCTTCTCCTTATGACGCAGGCCTGTTCTATTGCCCATACGTTCCTCTGCAAATGGTTCGTGCAGTTGACCAGTACACATTCCAACCAAAGATTGGATTCAAGACACGTTACGGAATGGTTGCAAACCCATTCGCAACAGGTCTGACAACTGGCAACGGTGCTCTGAATGCACGTAGCAACGTTTACTACAGAATCTTCCAAGTTAAGAACCTGATGTAATCGGTAAGTCACCGTTAAGAGTGACACTTTAGAAAGGGACCAAGAAATTGGTCCCTTTTTTTTGATTTCTAGTTTTTAATCTATGACAATTTGCACACAAAGTTTGTAAATTGGAATGATCATTGTTTTTGTGATTTCCATCTATATGGTCCACATCCAACTGACACGAATCTTCTGCAATAAATCCACAGTTAACGCAACTGTTTCCTTTCACGGACCTATAAATTTCTCGTCCCATTTTATATTCTTTTTTATGACAAGAATCACAAAATTTATGCCATTTTATAAATCCTTTTTTTGATATTCCGTTTTTGTGTGCCAATTTAATATTGCAACTTTGGCAAATAGGTCTTTCAGGTTGAGAAGTTAACATAAAGGTACACTTAAAAAGTTGAACATACAAATATATATAAAAAATCAGCTCCTAAATACCTAGTAAGGAGATATAAATGAGCGCACTGAACAGAAATCCAGAAAATACAAATCTACTACAACCAACAAAGTTCTTGTTGACGTTCAGTAGAATTGCCACGACACAATATTTTTGTCAATCAGTTAATGTACCGAGCGTTTCGTTAGGTGAAGTACAAAGAGATACACCGTTTTTAGATTTGTATTCTCCCGGCACAAAACTGTCATACAACACACTTGATATTTCTTTCATAATAGATGAAGAACTACAATCTTGGAAAAATTTATATGACTGGTTTATTTCAATTGCCGATCCGGATGGTTTCGGTGGAAGAATGCCAAATCGTGAGTTGCAACAACAGAAACAGTTTTCGGATGCAACACTAACTATTTTAAGTGCTTTGAATAATCCAATTTTAAGAATTGAATTTACGAACGTTTTCCCTTTAACAATGTCGAATATCAATTTTGATACCAGACTATCTGCGGATACTATAGTAACTTGTGATGCAACTTTTAGGTATCAATCATATAAGTACTTGACAATTTAATAGATATCCTTTATAATGTTTTGAAACGATTAATTGAGCGTAAGCTCTTGATTTATAAAGTAAAAATGAGATTTGTGAAACGATTATGGAAACACTTGAACAAATATTAAAACTGTGGGAATCGGATGCTGTCATTGACCAGACCGAACCCAGCAAAGAACTAATCAGAATACCTACAATTCATAGTAAGTATCTTGGCATTCTCACCAAACACAAAATAGCTTCCAAGAAGGCACACTTTGATTATCTACGTATGCGTAAGATCAAGTGGGAATACTTCACTGGTAAATTATCTCAAGAAGAACTGGAAGAATACGGTTGGGAACCATTCCAGTTTGCTTTGAAATCGGACATT